CAATGTAATCCTAGAACCATTAGGTAAATCAACTCTTAGTTCTGTTTCGTTAAATTTTGTATAAGGTATTTTTGCCGTGAATTGTTTCATATAATCCCAAGCAATACTTTTCGCTTGTTTGAAGGTGGGTGCTATATAGGCATACCTGGGGTTCTTATTTTTGGACAGCAATGCTGACCTAATTAAATGGTTAATCATACAAACTGTTTTGCCAAACCTTCTATGACAAACTAATACATTCCATCTGTATTCTGATATTTTTTTATGTAAGTGAGCTTGGTGTTTTCTAGGGGTGTATGGTATTTTAATATCCATATTTAGTGTATTTTTTTACTAGGCATACTATCTGTAGGTTCAAAGTCAAAGCCAATACAAAGCATAACATAGTTAATAAATAGCTGTGAAGCTAATTCATTAGGAAAACCAACAAACTTTATAATAACATCATTGCTGTCTTTATCAACATAAGCAACTGATTCTACATCATCTAACCCAAAATAGTCCATATACCATATGTAGTTTATTATTGGTGGTCTGGCAAGATGAAGATGTGGATGTGTATAAGGGAGTCCTCGAGTCCCATGTATATATATATAATAACATGCGGTCGCAAATCTGGGGGTATGGGGGTATAGCAAATCAAAAAAGTAGGTTTACCGGTACAATATTACTAATGATAATTAATTACTATCAATAGTAATTCCTATAACTCTTCATTATCACTAAACCATTTTATATATAGTCAGTAATGTTGACCGATATTTTATGGGAAGATCAGAAGATGTCGCTTAATAATAGGATAGCAACATCTCAACCATTCTTTTCTTCTTTATTACTTTCTTCTTTTCTCTTCCCTTCTTTCACTCTTCAACTTTAATCTTCTTTAATCTTTTAAAACTTCCTTTTCCTTTTTTACTTCTCTTAATTCGATTTCTATATTTACGATTAAACAATTCTTTAATTAATATATTTTTTAATCTCATATTTATATTACAAGTTTTTTGGTATGTTGCATAAATATCACAATTCCTGGATATGTTGCATATATATCACACTCCAATTAACTTACTTTATAATAATTCTGAAGTAAAAAAAATATACTTTTTGTATTGACTACAATAAATATATATGTATATGATTTGTATATGAATAAAAAACTAAAAAACAAAAAAATCGGTTTTATCTTGTCTTGTAGAAATGACTACAACAAATTAAACCTTAAATTTTACAGATATTTATTTAATGAATATCTTAAAATGAATGATGAAGAGTTAAATATTGAATTTAACTTTTATTATAAACAATAACAAACAAAGGAAGGAAACAATGACAAATACAAAAGTAAAATGGTTTAATGAAGATTACGATTTAGGTTGTGATGTTTCAAAACTTGAAGAATTAGGTTTTGAAAATTCATCATGGAAAGATGATATTGCACCTTCATTTGCAAATGACAAAATGCAAATATATTTTTTGAATAGAAAGAAATTCAAAGAACATGAAGGTAGATCTAAATTTAGTATAAATAAAATATTAAATGATGGAAGTTTAAAGGGTATCTATGAAACTGATTACTTCTATAAAGTTTTACAATTAGCTAAATTAAGCAATGAAATCAACAATTCCCAATAAACTTGACATCAATAAATTATACAAATAAGATAAACAAAAACAAAGGAGTAAACAAAATGAGTAAATTACATCATACAAAGTACAAAGAGAATTACAAAAAGTATATTCTTGGTACTATTGAAACTGGAATAAATGATGAGCTATTAAAAACAAATCAAGAAAAAATTAAATATATTTTTGATAGGTTTTATTCTGAATATGGTTTTCATATTCCAAGAGTTGGAAAACAAAAAGCAATGGCAGAATGGTTGAGTGGTTTAGCTTTAGATATAGAATATTATTATGATGATATTGTAAATTTAGCTGTAAAAATGGGTTCAATAGATCCTAATCCAAGCGATCAATTAAGGTCTAAAGTTCAAAAAAATTATTGGTTGTTTATGGCTAATGTTATTTTATGGTTTGAACCAAAGGAATTAAAACAATGATTAAAAATATATTAAACTTTTTAGATTATGTTTTATTCCTAGCTATGATGTATTTTTGCTATCTAGGTTTAAAATATTCAGAACAGATTAACCAATTAATAATTGAATTAAAGGGGGGTGTGATATGAAAAATAAAATAGAGTGGAATAGTAAATTGCATTTACAATTAGCTGATGTTTATATGAATGCTGAAGATAATATTAGCTGCTATAATGGTTGTAAAGAAATGGCTTATGACCATTTTGAAAATGATTATAAAGACGCAATAAAAACAATTAAAAAAAAGGAGGTGTGATATGACAAAAGAAAAAGCAATAAATTTTTTATATAAAGACTGGTTGGATTATAAAAAATACTACAAAGAAAAACAAGATTTTAATATGAAAGAAACTTTTATTGAATATCTTGAAAGAGAAATACCAGAATATATAGAAAACAAGGGGGAATAATGATTATTAATTTATTTGGTAAGCAAATGACAATCAATAATAAAAAATGGAAACAGGATCTATTAGCTTGGAGTCTTTATTATAGAACAGAAATAGTAATTGCTGTTGCTAGTTTTATCTTGGGTGCTATAATATTTTAATAACAAATAGAGAGGAGAAAATATGAGCAATGTAAGTGTAATGAACGAGGAATTTCACGATTGGTTAGATAAATGTCCTGTTCAATGGTTTAGAATAAAGAATGGAAAACATTATAACGATAATGATACATCTTATTATGAGGGTGCAAGTTATATGTTTTTAAAAGATGATGAAGAAGATGATGAATAAACAAATAACACAACAAAATTTAAGGAAGTTGGCTAGACTAACTCTCTTAAATATTTTAAGTGCCAATGGAGTTATGGCAAAGACAATCATAAGAAACTATAAACAAAAACAAGAAAGGAAAAGCTATGAACAAAGAACAAAAGATACAAGCTGTTAGAGATTATTGTGAATGGGATTTAAGAGATGGTTCACAAACAGATAATCTTTATTTTGGAAGAGATAAAAATGGTAAGTGTCAAGGATCTATCTATTGGGTAGAGGGTGCTACGACATGGTTGTATTATTGTAATGGTAAATCAGAATATGGTGAGTGTGATGATCTATTACATGGTATGAAAAAGAAAATCTTATTGTCTTATTATGAAGATAATAAGGAAGAAATAAACGATTGGTTAGAAGATAATAAAGAAGCTGAAAAAAATGCAGAATTAAAAGAGTTAAAAGAATTTAAAACTGCTATTATAGAGGAGGGAAAGCTGTGAAAAAGAAACAAAAAGAATACAAACCTGATGATAGAATATGTATCTTTTATGTTGCTGATCGCATACACGATTTACAACACATTAAAGATCATAACAAATTAAAAAAAGCTATTACAGAATTTAAAGATGAATTATTACACAACATAGCCATTGATGTAATGATTAAAAGAAGTACCTAATCTTTATTATCAGGGGGTATATCTGTTATATCCCCTGATACATCAATCAAATTATCCTGGTTATCCTCCCAAGAAATCCTAACCACCGAATCAGATTTAACATCTATCTTTTGTTTTTCAGTAAACAAAGAAGATACTCTTGGAGCTAACCATTTAATATAGTTTTGTTTCTCCCTTAAAAATAGTAGCTCCTCATTAGACATTTCAGTAGTATCAGATTGAAAGATCGCTAACATTTTTTCAACAAGTGTCTTGATACCTATCTCTTGAGCTTTTAAAAATTGCTCTTTAAACTTTGGGTTTTGATCCAAGTAAGAATAAAAACTCATCAAGCTGGTCTTTAAGGTGTCTCTTATTACGATATGTGGTATTCCGCCATCGTAAATAGTGGCGAGTATAGTATTTTGTTCTGTATCTGACAGATTTATTGGCAGATTCTTTTTGGTCTTGGATATATCTTTTGATTTCGTCATCTGTTTTATGTTTAAAGTTCTTTAAGTTTTTTAATATATTAATCTTGGATTGTATATCAATATTATCATTCTTGTATAACCCTTTATATTTTTTAGTCTTGTTATCCCAGCTTTTTGCACCTTTATGGTATCCGCACAACATTCTTCTTGAAGTAGGAATAAATTTACCAAGACATTTACACCTCTTACCTGAATGCTTTGCGATTGCTTCACATCTAATCTTTATTTTTACCAATTGGATTACCTTTATAATCTAAATTGTTTCTGATGTTATATTCTTTCTTTCTTTTATAAGCGAAGTTCTTTTCCTTTGTAATCTTCTTCAATTCCCTTTGTATAATTTGAGGATCTACTAAATTTTTTTGACGAGCCATTTCCTCTTTTCTTTTAATAGCTAATTTACAATAATAGACATTCTTTGTATCTCCTTTAAGGTCAGGCAGGTCTAGTACGGCTAATGAATTAATTATGTTATCAAGATTACCTCTATTCTCACTAATTATTTTATCAATATTAGATAATGTATTATGTTCTTCTAATGTAGCCGTAAAACGGCTATCATAGGGTTGTTTAACGGCTATCTTAATTGGTTCATATAATTTTTCAGCTTTAAGAAATACCTCATTAACAATATAAGTCTTACCAGATTTACCTCTAAAAGATTTAACAACATTTAATTTATTTAAAGTGGATAGGCAGCTCTTGATCGTAGTTCTACATAGACCGGTATCTTTGTGTATGGTTTCGTGCCTTAATCTTGCCTCATATCCATTCTTTTTCCAGGCATACTTCATCACAGATAAAAATACATTTAGACAATGAGATTTATGTTCGCCATCTAATTTAGATAAATGATGGTACAATTTATAAGTTATAAATAAAAAACCTCTACTTGTGTCCACGTTTACATACTTTCCTATGATTAGATTGGAGGTCTAGCAAGATTGACACCCATTGTTGCTCGTTCATTACCTCAAATTCTGTCTGAGAGCTTGTTATTCGCTTGATCCTGAAGGTTAGGGTATCAGGTGTCAGATTTTTATAGAACACCAAAAAACAGGGTATATTTAGGCGACTAGCGACTATGTTTGACAGGGTTGTAGCTTTATATTTCTGTCCTTTATCGTAGCAAGTCTCAAGTATAGCAAGTGGTTCGTAGCAGTGTGGACAACATTCAATACTATCAATATCAATCATGGCAATATCGTCATATTTCCTATGCCAATCGTTGTAGCTGCCATTACTAAATGCGTAAGTCCATCTAGCCATTCATAGACTCCATAATTAATGAATAAGGATCATAATTATATATATTAATTTTTCTTTTACTTGTTTGTACCCAAGTATTTTTATGTCCAATACCAAAACGCCCCTTCTCCTTATTTTCTC